TGAACATTACCTATATGGTAAAACGTATACGGTCTCTTATCGGGTATATGTGCGTGTATAATGAAAAAATCTTTATCAGGAAACTGTTTCTTAAAAACTTTTCTACAGAATTCGCTCGGTACAGCAATTCTATCGAATAAGTCAAAAAGTTTACCATAATCTTCGTGTACTGTTTCTGTTTCACATACGGTCATACACGTCACGTGTTTAATTTTTCTTTTTATTTCCGGTATTTTATCTAACCAGTATGGTACAGGTAAAGCAAATATAAACGCTCTTTCACATTCTGGAATTTCTTCGTGTATTTCTAAGTATTTACTTCTAGGAAAAATGTCTATATATTTTTTGCAGTGTTGACCTATACCGCTCAGGGGAGTTGGGCCAATGAATAACATTTAGTATAAAGATAATCTTTCTTTTATATATATTACACGATGGACTCTATCCGAAAACAAATTGATAACGCACTCGAGCGACCAAAAATTCACAAAGAAACCGTCTACGGTATCCTTAGACAAATAGTTGATGTAATCGAACCACCAGCTCCAACCCCCGCCCCAGTAAAGGCTCCAGCGCCACCAGCGCCACCAGCGCCACCAGCTCCAGCGCCACCAGCTCCAGCGCCACCAGCTCCAGCGCCACCAGCTCCAGCACCAGCACCAGCACCAGCACCAGAAACACCAAAGAAGAAAGTTGTTAAACGTGTCGTTAAAAAGAAGGTTGTGGAATCGAAGGAGTAAATTTATTTTTTACAAATATAAATCCACCTATTACCATAGTTATGAACAGTATTAAGTAACGTAATGGGTACTTTTTCTTTTTTTCTATTTCCATTTTTTCGATATCCTCCTTATCTGGAAGTTTTTTAACGTTTATGTTAAGATCATCTATCTTCCCGATAAGTTTATGTAAAGCTTCAAGAATTTGAACCTCTCTATTTACAGGTTTTTCCTTAACGTCTATAGTTGTAACTTCGAGAACCATATACCATTCTGCATCCGGTTGTAATGTAACGTAATCTGTATCTTCTTGATATTCATATAACTTAAAATGAAGTTTTTGCATAGATATGGGATTAAATAGGTTTGTTTGTCTTGGGAATGCTTTCCACTGCTTATCTCTAACTACAGTATGTGCACCATGATTAAAATGTCTTTCGAGTGGTACACGTGCTAAAATTTGTCCATGACGCTCATCAAGTATTTGAGCACGTTTAGGTACATCTTCACACGTTATATCAATGTACTTTGCGACACTACTCACGTGAGTATCAGAATTTGGGGTTTCCTGTCCAATTTGTGTCACGTAAAAATCTACTGGTTTTAGACCGCACACTTGCGTCATATCTTCTAGATGTAAATTTGATTCGAGTGTAAGATCAATACTGAACGTGTTATTAGAACCATTTACATATTTCGAATCTATAATTATATACTGAACCTTTTTAGGTAAGTCCTGGAGTGAAACCATCTTGTATTTAGTATATAAAAAAATAAATATAAATAACAACAGTAATGTTTTCGTTTTATTCGAGTGTGTGTAATTTATTATCACCTCGACCAAAACCCGAACCTCCATCTATAAAAATGTATGAAAATGACTATATCATATCTAAAAATGAAGCGAATGAAATAATCATTTTAGAGGTTCCTAAGAAACCTAAGTTTACATACTTCTAATGAAATGTATAAAAAAATGAAATGGACGACTACATTGCCTTACACACGTACGACTATAAACTCTCGTTTTGTCAAGCGACAAACGAACTCCCGGGTGACATGCAAAGACTTATATGGGAAAAACTTAACGCGTACGAATCACGTGATCTCGTGTGTCCGGGAGCCCCTCAACGAGCCTCCGGAAATCCACGATTCTCAAAAGAGAGACTCGAAACTCTGGTTAACCGATGGAGAGAAAAGTGGGGCGAACCTACTCCGTGAAAGTATGAATACACTCGCACGCGAACAAATATGTTTAAATGATTACGAGCGTAGTGAATATGATTCATATTCACTCGTACTTTATAAACTACTTCTCGATGATCTTAAATACCAAAGACGTGAATTACAATATTCTACTATTTTCGGTGATAAATGGAGAAAAACACCCGTAAATACGAGTAATTTATTAAATATTCATAGACGTATATATGAAGTTGAGAAGAGTTGTAAAGATTTTAAAATAAAAGAACGAAAGTTTAAGAAAAAGTATTTTCAAGATGAAAATTATATTATTAAAGGTATAGATATAGAGTAAATAAATTGTAATGTTGAGTATAATAAATCCGTACACAAAAACCATTAGAATATCGTGCCCCACTAAACGTAAAGAAGGTATAGCTGAATACGAACAAGTCAAGGCTAAAATCAAAAAGTCTACTTTACAATACGGTGTAGCTATTTCGACGTATAACTTCATTTTTCATGCACCCATTGACGGTGTATCTGCTACTTTAGGGACAATTGCATCGTGTATTTATGTAGACTCGTTGTCATCATACGTCGATAATATTGAAAGAATACCCGTTTTGAATAAACGATTATTGTTACCGACGTGTCTCGCACTAGCCGAATCTTTGTGGAACACATCGGAATTACCGTTTGATTTTAATATGGGGGCAACTTTATTTGGGTTTTTGGCGTATAAAATGGCATTTTATCAAATTGTGGCCGAGGAAATATTGATGTACAGTGAAGACCTAAGTGATATAGATCAATTATAATAAGTATACTATAAAAAAATGTCTTCTCTCATTTACGAACTTACAAAACAATCTGTAAGTCTTGAAAGACTTGACAAACTTGACGGTGTTCTTTCGAGTTTTCGAAACGATCAATTTTCAACTGGTACACCTTCTCAAGTATATGGTGTTAAACCGAAACACAATTTTCCAATTGAGTGTAACCCCAAAGAACTTGATCATATTGCGTATGTTGGTATATCTGCATTCAACGATAAACTTCACTTAGTGGACTTTATGTATGAAGAGAAATACGAAGATGGTAGTCGAATGGGTATTATTGAACCATCTTTACGGATGTTGTCAAAAGATAAATTGGGTACTATGATTGCTCCACGACACGTCCCGGAAGAATGGGTCGAATTCTGGATGAATTACTTTAAAAAAGAATTTAACTGTCAAAAAACTTTATTACATTTTGTTGAAAAAAATAACCTTCACGGAAGTGTTGATTGGACGGAACTTTATAACTCGTTCCCTGAAAATATGGACTTAAAACTTAGCAACTAATGTGTAATATAATACGATGAGCCTTACTTACGAACTCCTTAAAAACTGTACCACGATTGTTGAACTTTTCGATGTTAATGATCTCTTTTCTGAATTAGCCGGTGAAAAATGTAAAGTATACGGTTTACGCGCTGATTTTGGGTACCCTGCACACCTCATTCCTAAAAGTACGTATAAGTATATTGCGTATATTGGTATTTCTAATAGAAAATTAGAAACATCGTATGGTCAAGCCCAATTTATTGAATTTTACTATGAACCTAACGATATTGGCGTTTTGGAACACTTTTTTGATATGTACCTCGAAAGTGAGAAAGACATTCTCAAACAGTGTGGGTGTAAAGGTGATGAAGAATTTACCGTCGAGCTTTTCCCAAGTAAAATCACGAAAAAGAACCTCTCGTTTTGGAAATGGTATTTAGATGAACAATATGGCGTTAACGATAGAATTTCTTTACGTGATTTCCTTGATGATTATGAAATTAATTACCAAATCGATTGTGAACGATTATACGATCATTTACCGGAAAACATAGACGATTTGGATAATGAGAGTGAATACAATTCGGAATCTGAATCTGAACTGGAAGAAGGTGAAATAAGAACCTAAGTACGAGATTATAAAATAATCGAGAAAAAAATGCGTCCAAATTGTGTACACGAAAACTGTCTTTGTCGCCAAGGAAAAAACGGGTTTTGTATAAAACACCGTGAAATTGGTGAAGCCGTAGAAGCCCTTTTACTTTTAAGAAAAATAACAAACCTAAGTTGTAATGAAACAAAATAAAAAATTAATATATTAAAAATGGACGCTCTTACATCGTTAATGCAAACGCTCGACCTCAATTCTAAGATAATTTCTGAAGGCGATTATCTTAAAATGTGTGATTCGATAAAAAAGATTCACGATTATATTAAATACGAAACCGATTCTGAAAGCGATGAAGAAGAAGAATTTAGAATTCGACGTGTTGATATACCCATACCCTTTTCCCCGATGCCCCGTCTCCCACCATTTGGGGATAATCTTGACGATCTTACGATATACGATACGGTTCCACCACCATATGGAGACGAAGGGGATTTTATACACGTGGATTTACCGGAGATACAAACACCACCACCTGTTCCGGAACAGTTACGCGATTACGAACTCGAAGATGAACTTATGGAGGTAAATAGACTAATCCACGAAACGTTAAAAAAAGTGGAAAAACTAAAACATAGGCGAAACGTGACGAACTTTGTTCGCCAAGAAGCTGTGAAACGACGCGCACGGGAACTCGGCATTCGATTACCTCGATATACGGTTGGTTCACTTTTAGATTCGGGACACGACGTTGGTGATGTACGTATGTTCTTCAAAGATTACCTGGAAGACTATAACGATGATATCGATAGACAACACGAAGAATTATCCGAGACGTTAAAAGAACTCGAGTATGATAAAACAGCTATAATAGATGAACTTATAAACTTTTAATTGAATATCATTTTACACCATTTTTCGTTAATATTTCCGAAAGGTGAATACTCAAAGAGTAAATGTATTAACGCCCCTGAAATAATTAAAACACCGGTACCCTTATAGATATATTTTGTAATACCCAGGACCAAAACTTGTAACATGAGACCAATGAAGAGAGCTTCCATCAGGACGGTGGTAAACGGTCGCATTTTTTATATAATAGTATACTATATAAAAAAATGGATTACCAAGGAATTGGAATGTTAGCAGTTATCGTCGCCTTTATGGCCATCTTCATAGGTGTACTCGTGAGTAGATCTAAAGCTTCATCTGGAAAAAATCTTCCAGAAGTTTCTAACATGAAAGTAGAATAAATTAAAATTAAATCTCGTGATATATAAAATGATACAGGTTGTTATTATCATTCTATTTATCATATTTTTGGTATATAGTATACGTTGTTTGAATAAGAGTGAAACGTATACGATTGATAAACTTTATATTTCGTGGGAGAATAAAAATTACGTTGAAGAGTCTGTAGAGAAATGGATACTTGTTTTAGTAAATTCGGATGGGGATGAGTTACACAAGATTGAAAATACAGACATTGAAAATCGTATGAATTTTGAACCCGTAAAGATTACGTTTATTGATGATAAGGATTTTAACGGGAAAATATTTGGTGATAATCAACTTAAAGTATACTATAATAAAATAAGTGATATTAATTTAGTTATAAATACAAATATTAGATTTGACGGAACTGATTTTACTGCTAAGTTATTCGATATAGAATATGCAGATTCCAATTTACCAAACAAATTTGTACACGTTGATACAAATATTGCAAGATACGTTTGGTACGGGTACGAAAATTCGACGGTTGAGACGATTTGGCAACAAGGTGGAGAAAAAATTATACTCACGGAAACGCCTATACAAACTATTGCAGTATACTTCGATGATGAAAATATTACAAAGGATCTTGATGATAGTAGTATCGAATTCAAAGGAAGATGGGAAGACCCGTCTTACAACATACACCCAGTGTCAAGTTCCGATGGTCCAAGACATAAAATCTTTAAGGACTCTCAAGCTCGTTATAATCGCACCGAATTACAAAATGCTACGTGGTTTAGGTCGACAGATGACACTTTTCATGGACAAGGTAAATATACGGCTTGGGTTCAGATAGATCTAGGTAAAGAGTACCCTATTGATAAAGTTGTTGTGGATCGAGGTTCTCACGGAGAAGGTGGTTGGGACAGTAATTGGGTGGGAACGTTTGTTAAGTTAAAGAATGCAAATGGTGTAGAAGTTTCGCGATCAACGGATAAAGTTGCAGTTAATTACCAAGAAAGTGAAAAAACATTTACTTTCCCTAAAAAAACTGCAAAGGTTGACTGTATAGGTATTGGTGGTGATACATGGGGTACGTGTAGTCAGACCTGTGGACCTAACGGTAAACAAACGAAAACCTTTAAAGTGGCTGCACCAGCAAGAAATGGGGGTTCATGCCCACCGGAATACGAAGAACGGCCGTGTAATAGGAAACTATGTGAATACGATGAAGTGACATCAGGAAGAAATTTTGAATATATACGGCATTCTCCTGCACCGGAATTCATTTTCTCGAACGCTAAAGACATGATACAAGCAAGTGAATATGCAGTGACCAAGAAAAATGTTGATGATTTTCGGGATCTTTATTCTGCTACAAGAGGTATCGGGTCCACTCAAAATTACGTTCATTACTGGAGAATTAAATATACATATCCTGATTCAGTTATCGAAGGTACATGGGATCCTGGCACAATAAAAGTAAAAGGCAAGTATTCGGTTACAATAGAAACTGATAGTGATGATAACCAAGGGTATGTACTAGTAAACAACGCAAGGTTAGGACCAGTTTCTTCGAAAGGTATAATTGGTGGTGGTGAATTTAGCGGTGGAACTCATTCTAAGTATGATAAATGGAACGCACAAGAAAATAGATATGAAAACCCACACGTGTATATAGATATATTTTTCTATCATAAAAAAGACGAACTAACCAATAATGATGTGAGAATACTATTTAAAGGTCCAGGAATGAATTCGTTTACATACGATTTTAACGCATTTAAAATTCTAACGCCTGATCCACCAAAACATTATTCTGACTTTAATCCATTTGGGGTTCGACCCGGCGACGATCGTTTTGATTCCGATTTTAGAGACTCGATACAACAACAGTTGGAGATGGATTTAATAATGGGTGACACACCCATGCTAGGTAGCCCCGGTTTCAATCCTCTCCCACCTCCACCACCTCCACCTCCACCACCACCTACACCCACCTATACAGTTTCTCACTCTACCAGCACTTCTCTAAGAGGAGACAACGCTCCAGTACTGACGGTGAAGATCACAAACATTACGAACGCACACAGTTCGTTCACCGTCACGTTGGTAGATCCCTGGGGAACTACTAAAAAAACGCGTACTTTGGCGAAAGGAGATACCGGTTTCACTTGGACTATGACCGACGCCCAACACCCCATCGGTTCATACACCTATGTTATTAAACTTAACGAAACGCAAACCGATGAATTCGTAGCAGTATTCGAAGAACCACCTCCTCCACCACCTTCAGCACCAATAACTCCAGAAATTCTGTCCGCTAACTCATCTGGGAAGTACACTGTATCATCCTCTGATGAAGATGATAACAAAGAGAATTATCCAATTTGGGCGACAGGACATGACGCTTGGAAGGCGTTCGACGGAAAACATGACACACGCTATATGAGTACACGCGGCAGACCCGGTATACTCGAGGGGTATGGAGTATTAGTCGACGAAGCATCTGTATATTCTAGGTTATATCCTTATAAGTACAAAGGAAGCGAAAGCAAAACGTGGTTGGGAAAAGCTGGGTGGACGCCGAGTACATACTCAAAGAAGTCTTTGGGTGGTGTAGAGGGAGAATGGATAAAAATCAAACTCTCGCGGCTTCCGAATGCTTTCACACCACAAACTGTACGTTTTCAAACAATGTCAAAAGGAGCCCTTGGTAGTACACCACCATCCCAATGGGTTACTATGGGAAGTAATGACGATGAAAATTGGACAATATTACACACGGAAACTAACCCATCTTGGTTGGTAAGTAAAGACGGTAAAAATTGGAGTAACCCATACAATCAAGATCATTCGGATTATGGACTCTTATACGAATATTCTTTTAAGAATGTAAAAGCCTATTCATACCTTGCTATTGTTGTTACCCATATCGATGGGTCGCCGAGAGATAGTGGTTTTTCATTCACAACAAATTGGACAATATCAAAACTTTTATTTATAGGTCCAAAGCCTCCTTCTCACTCATGGATTGAACATAAAAATAAAAAATATAGCGACAGCGGTTTGAACGGTAAATTTGTAAATTCTGATGACATTCCGGGAGAAAGCATAACGGGGGAATCTCGTGTTTTGGGTTTAAGTGTCGATGAATGTAAACTAATGTGTAACGATTTAGAACACTGTAATTCTATCCAATACGACTCTGAAAACTTTTATATGAGTTCGACCCGTGGAAAGGTCATCACCAAAGAATCTAAGTGTCTTATCACGAGTGCTACTGTAGCAGGCACCGGAATTCCGGAAGATACAACATACTTTACCAGTAGCGCAACACCTATATTTCAGAAAAGCATTACTAAATCGTATATACCTCCACCACCAGCATCTCTAGAACCTCTTCCCCCGCCTGCTCCTGCTCCTGCTCCTGCTCCTGCTCCTGCTCCTACTCCTGCTCCTGCTCCTGCTCCTGCTCCTGCTCCTGCTCCTGCTCCTGCTCCTGCTCCTGCTCCACCCACCCAATACCGAGTAGTTATCAAAGAATTCAGTATTATTCAGAACCAATCTCAGGGAAGATTACAAGCGTATATTACAAAGGTTAGAACAAGTGGAGCTGAACGTTTTCGTATTATAAACAATTATATCCAGGAAAAAAGGGCATCCGGTAAAGATATTAAAAGTGTAGGATATATCGATGTAAATATACGACGGGTTTCCGGTCAATTTCATGGAATTATGACAGTAAGTGTAACAGAAAGGTGATACTAAATCGTATTTGTTGCCACAAGAACAGTATTTTGCCGAACAACGAGAGAAACAGGTCAAGATGGCCGCTTATACTGGTGGTTCCATTTTACAGAATAAAATATATACTACTAATAAATGAAGACTTCATCCGGACTTTTATTAGGCGTACTTTTCACACTCGTTGTAGTTATAGTTGCTGTCGTAATATACTTTAATACCAGACCAGAAGAAGAAAAAACTGAAACTCCGACTGGTCCCAGTCCCACTTTACCTAGTATAGGCGATCTTACAATCGCCCAAACACTTTCACCAGACTCCGATTCGGAAACGTATACGATCGAACCGTATACGATCGAATACGCCGCGGGTGATAACGAAGAGAAGTTATCAAAAAACGTTACGTTTACATTAAATTGGGAGAATAAAGGTGGTTTTGAAACTGTATCAAAAATTCGGGTTGAACATTATATCAGAGAAAAGGGTACAAGTACTGTACTTCAAACTGTTGAAGTGAATGATAATCAGAAATTGGACGAATATTGGGATTATGCACCAATATCAGTTAAAATAAGTGGTTTACCAGATAACGACAATAATCAGTATAGTTTTGTTGGTCAGAGTATGTTTAAAGTAATAGCAACATACGATGGTAATAAAGAACTTCCATTATACGATGGTACTGAAGCATTAGGTGAAGGTGAAAACCATCCACCCGAATTAGTAATTAAACCAGAAGATTTAACTGCAACCATTGATATGACCGGGGAAAAAACAGTAACATTTAGCGTATCTCTTATCGCTGATACTCGTACGACCTATATGGACATAGCCAATAAATCTTATACATTTACTGCCACTTCCCTAATAAATGACGTCGATGGCAAACCATATAACATTTCTACTCTTGAAGGTATAGAGTTAATTGCACAAGATACTACCGGTACAGAATTTAAATTTAAATATGGAAAACTTCACCCGGTTATAGATGATCGTGGTAAGTATGTAAGTGCAGAATTAAACACAATAGACAAGAAATGGGTATTATTTACTGTCGATGAAGAAGCCGACGCATCTAAAATTACATTCATGAATAGTTCTTTAGATAAATCAGGAGACAACCCCCCCGGTGATACTTATAGAATGTTAAGAATATCTAAACCAAAATGTATAACTTCCGATAACGGTTGTAGCGGTGTCGCCGGGAAACCAACTGATACAGAAGCCATAGATACACAATTCTTATATTTATACGGTGACCACAAACCCCAAAATCAGGGGAAAAGTTGGTTAGGACTAACTGGTCGTACGAGGGAAGAAACATCTATGAAACATTGGAAAATTGAGGAAACGATAATAAATTAAATTAAATTAAATATATATACTACTAATAAATGAAGTCCTCGGATAATACTCTTTTATTAGCAGGACTATTTGTACTTATCGTGGTTATAATCGCCCTTATTGTTTATTATACCAGACCAGGAGAAACTAAAACTTTAGAACAAACGAGTGATACTACCAAACTTACAGTTGAAAATTTAACTTTTGAACGAACACTTAACCCCGATCCAAGTGTTGGTGACGGTGTCAGTGGGTATACTATAGAACCATATGGGGTCGAGTACACTACAGGAACCGCCGATTATACGGAGTTATCAAAAAACGTTACGTTTACGATGAAATGGACGAATGCACCCGGATTTAATAATGTTGTAAAAGGATTTAGAATTAAACACTATGTAGATACCGATAGTAAAAATACGTATGAATATAAGTCTGAGATTACTGAGGTTGGTGGAGAATCAATAAGTTTTAGTGACTTTGGGAAATGTACAGTTAAACTCACGAGTGCAAATTGGACAACACCAGGAGATGTTATTGGACAAAACAAATTCAAACTGTTTGCTTTGGTTGGAACAGGTGGAAATACAGAGAGTATACTTTACGACGGTACCGTCGGAACCACGTTTCCACCCGAATTAAAAATTTCCGAAACCCAATTATCCGTGACGTTGAGCATGACAACACCAAAAACAGAAAAATTTGAACCTGAAGAAGCAGAAGGTACATCAACCAGAGCGGTTATTTCTAAAACCATCTATGATATTTTTAATACACATACGACCTTAACTAAAAATGGTATAGGTCTTTACTTAGAAACCGTCGAAAACTCGAATAATAAACATTTTTACTTTCAGTACGAAGATGGTAAATATCTTTTAGGGGATTTATCAAAGGGTTCTCCAACTAACGATAATCCAAAACTTAAAGTTGAAATCGTCAACAAAGAAACTGGTACATCAATAGGAGAAATAAAACAAGAGGGTGTGGATAAATATTTATCTTCCCCCGAAAATGGAACATTGGGCTTATATACAACAAATGATTCACGTTTAAATAAAACAACTTTTGAAGGATTCAAGTGGACGTTTAATGAACGTATCTCTAAATCTCTTGTACCGAATGGAAATTTTGTGGCCGCAGATAATAATGGTGGGTTTGGAAATGTCGTTTGTGTTTACGGTGACGATGCGTTTGTTGGACAACCAGGCTTCGTATTTCAAAACTATTCGAATACTGGTAGGGTACACATATATAGACGAGAGGGGGGTGTATGGAACTTTAAGAAAACGATTGATTCCGGGATTACGGGTACTACTCCCGGCGCGAATAGATATTTCGGGTGTTCTGTTTCTATTTCTAAAGATTATGCAGTTATCGGAGAAAAAAAATCCCCCGGCAAGAACAACGCATCGGTTGCTGGTAAAGTATATATACTTAAAAGGGGTGCTGATGGAAATTGGGAGACAAGAACACAAGGAACTCTAAGTGATTTATCGATTTCCGACGAAGAAAAACAAAGGTACCCTATATCTATAGAAGGGACCACTATGAACGAACATTTCGGTAGCTCAGTTGCTGTATCTGGTAACTTTTTAGTTGTTGGTGCACCAGGTGCTGTTGTGGGATTCGCAACCGCCGGACAGATAAAATTATATAAGTTTATAAATAAAACTGGTGCCATCTCGGTGGAACTCCGGGATGAAAAAGAAGGGAAAACTGACGGCGAACGATTTGGGCATGCCGTTGATATCTCCGGTGATAGAGTAATTGTTGGAGCACCCCATAAAGGTGGTGTCGCCCCCGATAAATTTTGCGATCCTAATAATATGGAAAGGGCTCACTGTCCCGACACCTCGAGAACGAATGCAGTGAAGACTGGTTCGGTATCTATATACAAAATAGGAAGAGACGAAAATCGCAAAGAGAAACTGGTCCTTGAACGTGAAATTAACCCACGGACGTTGTCGACTCAACCAGAGGGAAAAACATTTTTTGGGGAGTCCGTTGCTATTGACGGTATGATTGCAGTCATTGGAATGCCTGGGAGGAGAGGTTATTCAACACTTCAATCGGACAACGCGAATGTGGGAGCTGTATATGTATTGAAAGGGAATGGTGATAGAAAATATAAGAATCCTAATAACCCACTGCCGGTGGTACGATGGGGGTATACCGAAGGGTATGGTGAACTTATATTTGACCGTACGATAACCGATAAGGTTACCGGAGGCGGGGAAGAGGGTGAGGATATTATGTTGCCCGCGATACCGAATGTACGAAAGAATGGGGAATTCGGTAAATCCGTTTCTATTTCTGGTGATACAATATGTATTGGACAACCAGGTGGAGCTAGTGGAGATGTGTATGTATACAAATACAAATTAATCAACACTGATAAGTACTATTACGGTACGCCGAAGAACTTGGCGGATTTAAACGATCCAGAAAATGAGTCCAGAATAAAACTGGACCTTGTAAAGACAATTAAATCACCAACCAATACTTCGGGTGGGAAATTCGGTAAATCCGTTTCTAATTCTGATGGTTACGTAATGATTGGAGAACCTGAGGCGGATTTAACAGTAGGAACCGGCAAAAAACGCGTTGGTAGTGCTTTTATTACGGCTATCTAGTAAACCTAAGTGAAATAAAAATAGTCTAAAAATATAAAACTCAAAATGTCGGATTCTATTGAAAACATTCTTATCGGTCTCGTTCGTGATTCGAACGACCACATTGACAAAATAAACAACAGCGTCCTTTCCAACAATAAGTTATTACAAACACTTGTTGAAAAGGTTACAAAAATCGAAGAAGAGAATAAAT